CATAATGCTCGTTGGTCACACAATTAACAAGCATATAGACAGCGTGTTTAGTGTCTTGGCGTCTTTTGCGTTTTGCATTTTCCATACTCGTAGTATAGCAAAATGGGCAACCGCTGTCAAATTGTGGCAGAAAAACAACACTCAAATGCCTGTTTTTCAGACAAACGAGTGTTCTTTTAACACCACAAGGTGTTGTTTTTCAACAACTTAGTGTAGAGTACGATTTGGTGCTGTAAGTTCGTCAACGCCCAGTATTTCTAAAATTGCTGCCACCACTTCGTTGGGCTCTGTAAACCCACTTTCTGGACCAAATACTGTTTTTAGATTACCGTCTTTATCTAGTAAGAAACCAATGTCTGTGCTATCAATATCTAGATCATCAGTCTCTTCAAGTTCTACTACGTTTGCATCGGGTTCTTCTACTACGTTTGTACGTTTTGACATTTGGAACTCCTTTGTTCACTTAGTATTTACTTAAAAAGGATTAAACTCATTAACACAGTTTGACCACAAAATCCTAGACAGATAGTTGCTATGTAGAGAAAATTCTTCTCAAATAGGCTTTTAAAAAACACTGCAATTAGAGCTCCCCAGATAAACAACATTATATCTACTGGAGGCATCCGATCACTTTGGTTGGTCAAAACTGCTAATAAAGTAGGTACACTGCTTAAGTGTAGCATAATTATCATTAGCCATCCTAGAGTATGAGCACTGACATTACCTAAGTGCTCGGTAATAAAATGCCAAATTGCCGCAGGAATATGTGCTACATAATCAACCACACGACCCAACCGTTCATTTCCATTCATCGTTTATCTCACTTATAAAAAATATGACGACCAATTTTTGCTACTCGCTCACGCTTCCAACCTGGGTTTACATAGTCTGCATGAAAGTAAAGAGCTTCTGTCAAGCTGGGCAATCTGAACCCTTCTAGTAAAACTTTTTTAGCCACGTCCATGCTTTCGTTGTAAACAGATTTATGGATAATTCGACTGGCACTTTCTCTGTCGCAGTACCAGCTAAATTGACATATTACTCGTTGATAGATTATATTTTTTTGATATACTATACGACAAATGTCGTCAGGAAAGCCTTGAGTCTGGGCACGATTAATTGTGACTTGTGCTACCGCAACTTTACCTTCAAAAGGCTCGTTACCAGCTTCAAAATAGATATTACGTGCAAGACAAGCAAGTTGACGTTCACGATGTTCGGCAGTGATGGCGCTACCCTGCACAGATTCAGTACGTTCAAATTTAGATTCAACAACCCATTTGAGAAGACCATAACTAGCATAAGCTCCGATAATCATGAAAATAATTCCAATAAATTGGATTATGTATTTTTGGATACTGAGAGAAGTTGACCTCTCCACATATTCATTTTCCATAATGCCTCCTTTTCTAAGGACAATAAGTCCCTTATTATATTATATATTTGATTGAAAATCTAGTATTTTGAGTCTATCAGCAGACTAGTAGATTAGAAGTAAACACTTGAGGTAGTTTCTGCGTACGGACTATTTCTAATTGCTATTAATTTAGCTTCATACGTGTTTGCCGCACTTAAACTCGGTATAGTCAACCCTGTTGTTGGGTTATCTGCCGATAGCCCAGTATAACTGTCGTATAAACTACCATTTTCATATATTTCAATTGATACTTGATCTGCACCTGTTGTGGTCCAAGTTAATTTTACATGAAACGTATTCGCATTTACATTTGTGATTTCATAGTTGAATGTATCAATGGTGGGCGCCGGAGGTGCCGCTGTCGTGGTTGTAGTAGTTGTAGTTGTTGGTGCCCCTGTGGTAGTAGTTGTAGAGGTTGTAGACGTCGAGGTTGTAGATGTTGTAGATGTAGAGGTTGTAGATGTAGAGGTTGTAGATGTCGATGTAGATGTTGTAGATGTCGATGTTGTAGTTGTTTGTCCTGGTGCTAATGTAGTAGTGGTTGTTGGTCCTTCTGTTGTGGTCGATGTAGATGTTGTAGAACCAGACAATGTAGTAGTTGAAGTGGAAGGTGGCAACGTGGTTGTAGATGTTGTGCTAGTTGAGGTTGACGTAGTGCTGCTAGTTGTAGACGAAGTGCTAGTGGTAGTAGATGTAGTGCTAGTGGTACTCGTACTAGTAGTTGTAGTGCTGGTGGTTGTAGTTGTAAAACCGCAGACAAGGCTATTGTTTTCTATAACCGTATAATAGCTCATACCATTGCCATCAGCATAAATACCATACAAATTAAAGTTTTCACAGTAAGTTGACAACAAAGATCCTGCCTCGGGATAGACACCGAGTTCACTATAAGGTGGGCAGCATTTAGCTAGCTCTGCTGCTCTCTTAGCAGCAACTTGATCGGCATAATCAAATACACTAGTAGTTCTAAAAGTTGCACCAATATTTTGTAACGTTCTTTTGTTGCTTCCTTCCACCATTGCTAATCTAATAGCATCACCGAATTGATCATTGCCTGCTGCTTGATCGACCCACTCTGCATATCCAATATTAAAATCATCATCGTATGCATTTTCAAGACTACTAACAAAACCCATGACAGATGACAGTGAGCCCACAACATTTGATTCAATTCTCGCTGCTTTAAGATTACGTTTTTCTGTTGCTAATTTAGTAACTAAATCATTTTGAAAACGCTCTAATAATGCAAAATCTTCACTGGTTTGACTGTCTGATCTTGCTAATAAAGCATTTAATGCCGATCTTATTGCCGCAGCGTCAGCGGCATCAGTGTTAAGATTAGCTCGAGCATTATTTACTGCTGTTTGAATAGCTGATTTGAGTGCTTGCCCTTCTGGTGTGTCTATCAATCGCTTCTGGGCCGATAACATACCGATAAGTCTAGGTGTATAGTAAGATCCAGTGAAGGCTCCCAGCATATCGTCCATAGTGGGATTATTGAATGTACCTACGCCTGTGCCAGTTATAGTTTGTCTACCTGCTATGTTAGCTGACAGTACGTCTTTCAATCCAGTGGTGTTACGTTCTATGCCTAATAATACGCTACTCTCTGGAAATTTAATTTTACCTAGCTCATTACCAAGTTGAGTAAATGATTGGACATTGGTTGATCCTACACTGGTTAGTCGATTAGATACACCTTTAAAATCTTTTACTAATGCTATTGCACCGGCACTTAATACTGTTGCCGGAATAAGTGCATCGGCTAAGTTTTCTAAAGGCCGAGTAAACCCTACCTTATCTGCTATACTTGCTACAATATTTTTAGGCACTGAAGATATTGCATTTAACAATGTTTCAGGGCTTTGGCTCAGAACATTATAGGCACTAATTCCTGACTGTTCCAGTATTTTACTAAGGCCCGGAACCCCTTGGTCAACTAGATTTTGTACGAATGTAGGTACTTCAAATGCTTTATCTAATTGAGTTACATTATACATAGTACCCCATTGTGCAATGTCATCAGTAAAGGAGGTAAATTGTGACTGAAGTCCATTAATACTCGACTGCACTGTTCCTAAAAGGTCACTGGCTGCGCCAACCGCACCTGAAGCTAAATTTGTTATGTTTCTTATTGGATCAAAAGTCTGTGACAAAGCACCACCGGTGACTTGGTCGAATATGCTTATAGCATTAAAATTTTGACCGCCAATTTGAAAATTAGCAGCATTCTGTATGCTAGCTAATGCGCTGGCACTTTGTTCAGCAAATGCTTTAGCACCATTAATTATTTCAGTGAATCCTGGCACGCCATTTTCTAGCAGACCTGATACTTGGCCACTTATACTATCAAACAAACTACCAGATTCAGCGAAATCAAGACCCTCTAATGCAAAGTCACTGAATATGTCTGTGTCTATTAAACCAGATAATCCATCAGGTAAATCTCCTAAAACATCACCTACTAGATCACCACATATATCAAATGCTTCGATAGATAGGTCACCAAAAGTATCTCCTAGGCCACCTAGCACATCATCCATGGATCCTAAATCAAATTCGGATAGATTATCAAGTAGGTCTGTGTTAATACCTAATTCGCCTAATGACCCTACATCGAATCCTCCTAGATCAAAACCATCTAATCCAGGAACAAGACCACCCCCACCTAAAAGGCCGGCGCTGGCAATACTGCTAACTACGCTTAGGACACTACAAGACATAATAGATATTTATCGTAAAAAAAGGTGGGTTATCAGCCCACCATTACGTCGCAACTACCTATTTTAATTGTACAACCACATGTGGCCATATCACCAGCACGTGCCATAGGTTTACCTTCTACAGTAACCGAACACGAGCCTTTAATAATTGGATGTGGAATGTTATGAACATTTGGCTTTTTACCAAATGGTGCATGGGGTACACAGATTGACCCCTGATGGGCTGCTGGCTTGCCATTGACTAACACTGAACAAGCCACTGGAAGGGTAATCACCCCTCCCAGTCCGGCCATATCTTGTGCTTGTCTAGCTGCGCCTGGCATTAGTTTGATGTGATACTAGTTGTTGTAATCAAACTCTCAGAATCTTCACCGTCAATTAATACACGTACATAATGGTCTCGCAATTTATCGTGGGTTAGGCAACTAGTAATAATGTGTTGCTCACGATAGTGAAGATTATCCCTGTCTGGGTCTAAACCAAACATGGCCTGTAGCACGCCAATTCCTTCGGGTGTGGTCAGCACAATACAGGGTTTATTAATTTCGTAAACGCCATTTTCTTCTTTAACTAAGCGACCTACGATCTCATCTCCATTAATAAGTTTTAGACTAATAATATCATCTACTGTAAAACGTGAACGTTCAATTAACATTTTGATTTTCCTTTAACTGTTTGAAAACTGATTCATCTAATCGAGCTAGTCCATTATAACCACCCGACACAAATAATTTACCATCTTTATAAACTTGCGGCACTGTACGATGACCCTCACTGACAATAAATTGTTTTGCTTCCGAGTCTAAATCAATACGTACTTCGGTAAATTCTATGCCTTTCAAGGCTAATAAATTCTTAGCACGATCACAAAATGGACAATGGTCCTTGCTGTATATAGTTAACATTAGGCTCGCTCCACTTCAACTACAATGTCACCGGCAACTAGTTCTTGAACAACCTGTTCAATCGTTGCCGGTAAATCATCATACGTAGATTTAGATGTTGTGTCGCCTCGGTCTTTTACTAACTGACTTAATTTAACTACAAATATTGTTTCTTCAATTCTTGCCATTGCTATTCCTCATAGATCTGGTAGTTCCTCTTTAAGAACTACATCACTCATTGCACCAATTACATAGTTAGTCGATTCTGATTCCTGTAGTGCAGTTTGTTTTTTGTTAATGTTTACATGCTTGTTGAACCAGGGAATCGGAGTCGACTTTGGGTGCTCTTCTGTATATTTAATACCAATTTCTTTGAGTCTTACAAAAGCTGTGTAGTCGACAAAATCTTGTAATATCTGGCTGTTTAGGCCAATGACTACACCTTTCTTAAACAAGTAGTCAGCCCAGGCCTTTTCTTCAGCTATAACATCCATGTACATTTGATATACTTCGGACTTAGTTTCCATAGCTGCCTGAGCGAAACGAGGATCATCTTTTACTACCTGATTGATAATATACGCAGTCCACTCAGCATGTAACAATTCGTCTTGTAGGATAAGGCTGATGATATTACCGTTGCCAATGAAGATACGATTCTCTACCATAGCAAGGCTAGTGGCAAAAGATACCATAAAGCGTAATGCTTCTAACGCATAACTTGCATTTAAGGCCATCCATATTGCCCTAATGTGCATTTCCTCACTGACGTCGGGTTTGCCTAATTCTTTTAAACAATTAATTTCGTGTAGTCTGTCATAGTATCGGCCAACACTGGCGGCCATGTCTACAATTTCTTGAGTGTTGTGGATTGTATTAAACACATCCTTGGGTACACCATAGATATTGCGTATGATATGACTGTAGCTCTTACTATGAATATTAGTTTCAAAGAAACTCCAGTTATTAACCAAGGATTCTAACTCCGGCACACTGGCAACAGGATTAAAGATCTGTGCTGGCGCACGACCCTGAATACTGTCTAAGGCAGTTTGCCTAAGCAAGTTGCTAGTAAAGATGTGCCTAACTGCTTCTGATGCTTCCTTGAAATCAATCTTGTCTTTGGTCAGTGTAATTTCTTCTGGTACCCAAAAGAATCCTCGAGCAGTCTCTTCGAATTTTTGAAGTTTAGGGTACTTGACTTCTTCAAAGCGTTGTACTGTTACTGGACCCTCAGGATCTAAAAACATAGCCCTGTTTAGGTAATTGGTCTGGTGCCCTAGATTGTATTGTGCGTGGCTCATAGTACACAGGACTCACAATTTTCTTGATCTTCAAAGTCTTCTTGACTACTTACAGTTGTTGTCTGTGCGGGTGTATTTGCTAACATTGCTTTTGCTCCGACCTTGTTAATTAAACTATAATAAATTGTTTTCAAGCCCCAACGGTGTGCTCGCATAAGGTTACCGGCTATGACTGTGCCTGGCACCTTGTTATCAGGATAATAAGCAGGGTTATAAAAAGTGTTTGTACTCAAACTTTGATCTACATAGGCCGCTAACACTGCGGCAGTTTTAAGATAATCTTGGCAATCACGTTGATCCCACATTAGTTGGTAACGCTGTTT